AAGCCAATAAAATCCTCCTAAGTCCAAAGAACGTTGTCGAACTCGACCGTGTCCGTGGCATTGTGGGCACATCATGGATTTAAAGCCATTGTGATCTGGCTCATTTCTCTTCTCCCATGCCGTCTGTTAAGTAATCGAAAGTTACATCTAATATTTCAGTTATAGCTCTGACATGTTCGATTGTTGGATAACAATCTCCCGTCCCCCATGCGGATACAGATGATTGAGCAATCCCCAATTTGTTTGCTAATTCTTTTTGAGTATAGCCCGCATTTATTCTGGCTGTTTTGAGTCTGTCAGCAAAGGTGTGTTTCCAGTCTAAAGGTACACGAGTAACAACTGCTTTATGGTCCTGAACGTCAATTGTTATTACGATCTGGCTCATTTCTCTTCTCCTGGATATTGCATTTTGAGAACTGGGTTGAAATTTTTATCTGCCCTGATTTTCATCTCAGCCACCACTTCAGTTTTGTACAGGGCAAGAAACTCACAGCCTTTTTCCTCTGCTATTTGCTGAGCACGCTCTGGGGTCACATCCTCATTTACCTGAGTGTATTTAACCTTGCGTTGTCTATTATTGTTGCGTTCCTTTCTCATTTTAATGATCATCATTATCGTTCTCCTTTTGCGACATCTTTTAAAACAGCATAGGTATTTAGGCCAAATCGTTTAAA